CTTCAATTCCTCCTAATTTAAACAGCTTTCGTCCATAAAATAAGGACATGCTGATAGAATGCCTTTTTAGAGACTTATACCCATAAAATTCTATCACATGCCCTCAATTTGTCAAGGAAAAATGGTATTTGTATCAATTGTTGAAAAGTCAAGCAATAAATGCAAAACTTTACTTGCGAAACATCATTTCATCATTTTGCACAACTATGTTTGCGTTTTGTTGGTAAATTTGCACAGACTGCCCCTCTTTTCGTTTTGCTCTCTGCTTATTCTACTCTTTTTATGCCAGTCTCGCCAGTTCTTCCTGGAACAGTTCGCCGGAGGTTTTCCATCCGAACATCTCCCTTGGTAGTCGTTGATCCAGTCCTCTACCATCTGGATATCGTCCTCTGTCCGGTCATCGAAGTTCTCTCCCTTCGGTATCTTCCTTCGCACCAGTCGGTTCTGGTTTTCGTTGCTGCCACGCTCAAAGGAGCAGTATGGGTGGCAGTAGAACACGGTCACTCTCTTTTCGGACTCATCTGTCGCCGACTGCTGCATTCCCTCCCAGTCAGCAAACTCCGAGCCATTGTCCACGGTTATGGTCTTGAACACCTGCCCGAATCGCTCTCCCCATTCCGCTTCTAACTGATCCAGTCGCTTGCAGACCTGCTCAGTCGTGTGCTCATATAAAAGGTATATGAGTTCGTTCCTGGTCTTTCTCTCTGTCAGTACCAGAAGGCTGTGTTTACTTTCCCCTCTCTTGCCTACCACTGTGTCCATCTCCCAGTGTCCGAATTCCTCTCTGGTGTCGATGTCCTCTGGCCGCTTCTCTATGCTTGTACCTGCGTTGGCTCTCGCCTGTCTGCGGACTTTCTTATTCTTCTTTTTCCGTCTGCCTTTTACTGGGAGTTCCTTATTTGTGATTGTGAGGAATATCCCCTTGTCGATGTAACTGTAAAGGGTCGGCTTGCTAATCTCTGTTTCAAACTCCAACCCCTTGGCTTTAATTTCTCCGAGGACTGCTCCGGGCGAGTATCCGTCCTCTGCTATCTTTGTTTCTATGTACTCTGCCAGTCTGTGGTCTTTGCCTATCTTAAGGTCTGGGCCCTTATCTCGCAGGTTCTGTTGATACTTATCCTCTGCGATGTCTGGTGAGTACCGTTCTTCCTCTGTCAGATCTGAATTGGTATGTGTGTATGTTCCTCTCTTTATCTCACGGTATATGGTGCTGACATGGACTCCTATCTGGTCAGCGATTTCCTGTTTACCGTGTCCTGCTTTCAGCAGTGCTTCTAATTTCAGCCTGTCGGCTCTGGATAACTGTTTAAATCTGCGCATGGCAGCACCTCCTTGTCTCTTTCTACTATTATCGGTGTTAAAGTTATAAATTTCAATAACAAAACACTTATAAATAAGGATAAGATACCAACAAAGAAGTGGTGCTTTTATGGTTATATTTTTGTTGAATTTATGGGTTATAAAAGACTTGAATACCTCCGCAACCCAAGGTAATATACAGACAACCTAAAGGAAAGGAGGTGCATCCGATGAATTTGGATGATTTGGTTTCTAAAATAAATAAGCTGAGTAAAGTTGTTCGAGCCCTTACTCAGCTTGCATTGGAAATCGGAACGCTCGTAGCGGTTATCCGATTCATCATCTTATGATGATGGCTTGGGGGAGGGGTCCACCTCTCTCCCTTGCTTCTCAAAATATACCACACGATTGGAGGTCTTGTCAATGAAACGGTTATGTGTTTCAGTTTCGGTTCTGGCTTTTCGGATAGCGGAGTTGTTTATCGTGGTTTCTGGTCTGCTTCTCCTGCTTTCCAGAATGTAGCCGGTCCGTCCGGGGCAGTGCATCTGCTCCGGCTCTAACCCACCGATGTCTGGTCCCAAGTCCAGAAGGCGGAAGCGTGAGGGGAGCAAAGGACAATGCCATGTCTGAGTGATGTCTGACAAGTTTGCCTGGTTTTTAATGTGAAAGCCTTAAAGGTAGGAGGAGTTATTGGTTTTTACCGATTGCCTATCGCAACTCGTTGATTTTGTTTCCTGCGTTGCAGAGAAAGGGTTAGGTGATGTGTAGCCGAGCACGAGGTCTTATCTGGTGTACCGTAACACTGGACGCTCTCTCCAGTCGGGCGAGACCGATGGGCGACATGGCTTATTGTTCCTTTTTAAAAAACGGCGATAAATTTCCGGCGGTAAAACTCCGGCGATAAAATCTGAAAGGATCTGATAAAATGATTTATATTGATAAGTGCCGCACCGACCTCGGTGTTACCGTGGACGAGTGGGCGGTTGATGATAGATGTCGGTTCTCTGATTCCGGCAAGGTCGGCATAGGGACTGGTGTTCGTGTGCTCGATATTACTGACAAGTTTGGCGATGTTCTGGTTCGCCTTGTGATTTCGGATTCCTGCTCTGACAATGTCAGCAGGTTCTCCTGCAGGGAGGTGTTGTCTCATGAATAAAGAATTGCTTGAGCCGATCATGCGTGCTCACGGAGATAAAAATAAGGACTTGGCTGCGGCCATTGGTATGTCCGTTCCGAACTTCTCCACCATCTGGAATGGTCGTGGCGAATTCGCTCTGAAGTATATCCGTCTCATTGCCCGGAGGTATTCTCTTACCCCGGAGCAAGTCTATAAAATCTTTATCTTTCCGCAGGGGTAATCATTGCCCCTGCTTTTTCTTTGGCTTCCAAATCTGCCCCATTTGGGCAATAAAAAAGACCCAGTGGGTGTTTGTTCCACTGGGTTGCTTTTTGTCTTATTCTGGCTGTCACGGTGCGCCACGCTCTGGGTTCTGCGTTGCGGTGTTCCCGACATTTATGTCGGTCACATCGTCCGGGTGCTTACCCCCTTTAGAACCCCCTCTGCGGCACATCATACCTCCACTCTTTTTATAAGTCAATCGCCAATTACAGAAGTTCATTGACCTTCTTCTGCACGGCTGCGTAGTCGTATCCGGCTGCCTTCAACTTCTGCTTTCTGGTTTCGCCGTTGCCCCACTTACCTGCGATCACTTCCTTGGCTACCTCAGTAACGCTTTTCTGCGGTTTTACTCCAAGCTGTGCATTGACCTCTTTCTGGACTGCATCGTAGTCATATCCTGCTGCCTTGATGCGGTTCTTTCTGTCATCGCCATTTCCCCACTGTCCTGCAATGACTTCCTTGGCGATTTCTGCCACGCTCTTTTTCGGTGCGGATGTTGCTCCTGCAAGGCGGTTCACTTCTGCCTGCACCGTTGCGTAGTCATATCCGGCAGCAGCCAGTCTATTCTTGCGGTCATCTCCGTTTCCCCAGTCTCCTGCGAGCACTTCCTTTGCCACCTCAGTGACGGATTTCTTCTCGCCCTGGTTCTCTTTGGTTTCCTCTCCGTAGTAGTAGTCCATATCTACCTTGCCATCGATGCCGCTTACTGTTCCGGAACTGGTGTACTGGTGGAATGCGCAGTCATAGTCCGGAGATCCTGTGTAATCTGCGAGCCAGTACACATACTTGGAGAGCACTTCGTCCGAATACATATTTCTGTGGTAGTCGATGTTGGAATAAACACCTGCCTTGTATCCGTGGCTTTCCACGTACTCACAGAATGCCTTTGTGAATGCGATGCACTCATTCTTTCCGAGGGTCACTCCCTTTGCCTTGGCTTTCTTTACGGTGTCGTACTCAAAATCGTAGAATACGATCACATCTTTTCCGAGACCTGCCTGTTCCATCTGCTTGATGCAGAATGCCGCCTCCTGCGCTGCCTGTTCTGCGTTGAGTGCATAACTGAAATGATATACTCCCTTGATCTCGATGCCATTCTTTCTGCAGCCATCCACATACTGGCGGAACTTTGCGTCTACCGTCTGTGCGTATCCTTCACGAAGGATTGCGAACTTGATGCCGTCTGCTGCTACTCTGGCAAAGTCTACATTGCCCTGCCAATATGAAATGTCCATACCTTTGATTGCCATATTTGTTTCCTCACTTTCTGTAATAAAATAGGGCAGCCTACTGGCCGCCCTGCTGCGTATGTTTCCTGTTACTGTTCCTCGGTATCATCCGAAGCACCGATGTTGGCGGAGTCGGTCAAGCCTTCCCCGATGATGTAAGCCACCACGGACGCTCCTGCCATAATCAGTGCAGTTACCTGCGTTGCCGTGTTATCTGTTCCGCCTGTGGCGAGGATCATCATTGAGACGAATGATGCCACTGCCGTCCACAGTTTTCTGCTTGTGAGTTTTCTTACCCAGTCGATTTTCTTCATTGCTTTGTCCTCCTGTTATACAATTTGTTTTAGTGCCTGTTCGTTCAGAAAGTCCTTCTGTTCATGTTTGACCTTCTGAGCGTAGTCGAGTGCTGCGTGCATATCCCCATTGCAGTGTGCGTCCGGGATTCTCTGCACCGCTCTGGCTGTCGCTTCTCCGAGTGCCAGGGAAGCATTGACGCAGTTGATGATGCAGAGTTCATTCTTCTCTCGGATCTGCTCTCTGGCATCTACTTCCTTCTGCCGTTCTTCCCGCTCTGCTTTTTCCTTGTCGGCACGCTTCTGTATACTCTGCTCGATGAGCCAGAAAAAGAAGCCAGTCAGTGCCGATGGGATACTCGCTGCCACGATGATTGCTGTCACATCCATGCGCTGCACCTCCTCTCTAAAAAGACCGCCCTGTCCGGACGGTCCTTAATTCTGATTTAATTTCTCACACCGCTTGCATGGGTGCTGCGTCATCGGTATGTGGTAATTTGTGCAGTGGGCACAGGTGCCGCTTTCCTTGCAGTCGAGGTCACATTCTTTCATGTGCTTATGGCAGTACCTGCTCCCATGTGCGTGGGTACATTGGAAGTTATTTTGCCTTGGTTTCTGCCTTGTACTTCTCGCCTGTGATTTCCTCATACTCTGCTTCATCAATAGTTCCCTTCTCCACTCTGGCTGCAATCTGTTCCTTTGTCAGCCAGAGTGCGGTATAAAGTCTTTTCAGACTGTCGATTAATAGTCTCATTATAACAATCCCTCCTCGATAAGCTGTACGGTGTAATCATCAATCGCCTTGTCGGTGTTAATCTGCTTGATGGATTCCAACATCTGGTATTCCGATACAGTGATTTCCCTGCTATCGCACTCCCAGTCGGTGTAGGCTTCCATACCCTCGGTTGCTTCGTGCTGCACTTTCTTGATGTTCTTTCTCTGGATGTAGATGCCGTCAGCCACAAGCTGCAGCTCCTGCGGCTCCTCGGAGCATCTTTCCTTGGTCCATTCCTTCATGATTCTGCCTCCTTTTGATTTTTGATATTATTTTCTTAAGCCGGCCCACATGGATATAAGGTTTTATCCTGCTCTGGTAACAGTCGTATGTGTCCGTGCAGGTAAACCATCCCATGTACGACAGCATGGCTTCGATGTGTCTGTGAAAGTATCCACGGTTTGCTTCCTTTGACCTCTCCATCTTCTTTGCCAACCGTGTTGCGGATAGCATGATGTTCTTTCTGATCAGCGTCTTGTTTCTGTAAAATATAAAACCCATGAAGTCCAGTGCCCTACCTATCTTCCGCTTGCCCTTCTCGTAGTAGAATTTGCATACCTGGTAGTTGTGCTTCAGCTTTAATCTGAAACGCTGACCGAGCATCTTCCTTATCTCCACGATGGCTCTCTGGAGGACTTTCTTGCTGCTTGCGAATATGACGATATCGTCCATGTACCTTTGCAGCTTTGGCAAACCGAGCACCTCTGTGATCAGTCGGTCGAGTGGTTCTAAGAGGTAATTTGCCAACCACTGGCTGATGTAAAATCCGAGAGGGATTCCTTTATTAAATCCCTGTAGGCATAATCCGATGATGTATAAAAACCAGTCATCCTTGATTCGGATTGCCAGTTCCTTCATCAGAATTTTCAGCCGGATACTATCATAAAAGTGCCGGATATCCATCTTTGCGAAGCACCGTGTTCCCTTCGGGTCATGCAAAAGCCACCGCTCTATCTGTCTCTTTCCGTAGTGTGCTCCACGCTTTGGGAACGAACCGCAGGAGTATGGATACGCTTTGGATTGTGTCAGACATTTGTTATTACCACCTCCGCCTGCAACTGCCCATCCTCATTGAATGAGAAGTTGATATCTTTTACTGTTGCCCTTGGCTCGTACCGATCCGTCTTGTCGATGATCTCCACTGCGAACTGGCTCTTTGCCACATCCATCGGCATCCCTACGAAGTCCGTGTTCAGACCGAATTCCCGGTCAAGTGGGCACGTTCCCTCTGCCGTCTGGTATAAGCATTCCAGACATCTTTTAATATCTGCGATGTCTCCGCTTGTGTAGTCAAAGGCTACGGTTATGTTTTTTAGGTCTATTGTCATTCCGCTGCCCTCCCTACAGATATTCTTCCAATGAAAGATTGACATCCATCTTCTGGATTTCCCCAGTACCCATAACAACAAGGTTTGACTGGGTAGCCTGTGTGATCTTCCACCTGTTCGACCCTACGGCATGGTTTCCGATGACCAGTTTCTCCACTCTTCCCTGTTGCACTGCTTTTGTGATTTCGTGGAATGTTTTCCATGGCTTCACTCCATGCTGTGCGTTCAGTACGACCTTGAATTGTACGGTCATCAGTTCTGGGTTGAGGAATTCTGACTGCGGCTTTTTCCCGATGCGCTCATGCTTCGCCCAGTTTGCTGATATGGTTCTCTGGTAGTCTGTGAAGTTGAGGATTCTGCTGTCGCTCGTTTCAAAGACGATCAGTTTTCCAAAGTTTCCTATTCTTCCCATCCCATCAACCTCCCAGTGCCTTTACTCTTTTTTCCAATGCGTCCAACTGTGCCTGCAGGGACGGCTTTCCTTTTGTCTTGGCTGTGTCATCCTGCAGGTTGGATATCCAGTAAACTGGTTGAACCCTCTGCTGCAATCTGCGCTGTGAGGTCGTTCCTTAACTTGTAGAGCAGACTAAGGTCGGCACGGGTGAGCTGTCTCGTACCAATCTTGGCCGCCTACGAGCACTGCGTAAATGGCATTATTTACTTCGGTCAGCATTTCCGAAGCATTGTAATTGGATTCTACTGCTGCCATGCTCTGCCTCCTTTATACCCATGACCCTTCGTTCTGACTGATCCAGTGTTCTTCCGGGGTGTACTGGGTTGTTTCCTGTTTCTTTGGTTGCTCATTTTCCTGTATCTCATTCAGATGCAGGGTTCGTACTCCGAGGATGTCTGCCGCTGCTGTTGCGTATACCTCGCAGTCCAAGTAGTGGTTGTCTGCGTGGGAGGTTTTCTGCTGCCATTCCTGTTTGACCTTGCCGTTTCCCATTTTGACATTCACTTTATGTTCCGCAGTTACCTGCTCTGCGTACTCTCTGTCACATCCCTGGTAAACCATCCATGATCCGCTGCCGTTCTTTTTCTGCATTCGTCCGGCGATCATGTCCTTATATTTTCCGGTGTCTACCAATACCAGATTCATGCCATATGCCTTGCTGTCGCTCTTATTTACCTTGGACAGTTTGTAGTGCGACAGCATCGGGTTTGATGAACCCTTGCTTGGCAGTGCCCATTCTGAATTGTTGGCGCAGAAATCGTACACCGTATCTGCGTCATTACCGGAGTCAATCAGTGCCAGTGCTACGACCAGTGGTGTGCTGTCCGGCATCTGGTATTCGAGGTTCATGATTCTCTCGACTTCCTGGAATGAGAAAGCCTGTCCATGTGCTATGTTCTGGCTTGTGAGGTAATTGCCCCACGCTCTGATGCTCCAGTATAGGCAGTTCTCCTGTACATCGACTCCTGCCGTAAGCAGTTTTGCCCACTCCGGCACTACCAGTTCCTCGTACTCGGTCTGTCTTTCCATGACGAGGTCTGCGTTGGTCTTTAGCTTGGTATCCTCCCACGGCTCTGCAAGCCATGAGTTGACAAAGTTCTGCAGCTTCTCCGGGTCATCCTTGCTGTCCAGAAATTCCTTTACAATCTCTGAAAAGCGAACAAATGGAGAATATAGGGTGTTCATCCAGAATGCTACCTTGCGGACGAACTTGGTGTTTTCCTTGACCGTCCGCCACTCTCCCTTGCGGAGCATCTCCGGCTTGTCCTGGTCTGTGATTACGCATCCGCACTCCTGGCATACATAGGTTGCGAATTCTGCACGGTCTGCGTAACTCATCCCCTCCTCTTTTGGGAAGTGTATCTGCTTCCACTTGAGTTCGATGTATTCCCCGCAGTGCGGACATGGAACGAAATAGTGCTTCTCTATGTCTGCATCTTCCTTGGCTTTCCAGATATGCCCTGTTTTCAGTGTCGGTGTGCTTGTGATGAATATCTTCCTGTTGTGGAATGTCTTGGTTCGTTCCCTTGCCAGACTGACCGGGTCGGCTTCCTTTTTGGATGCCCCCGGATATTTATCCACCTCATCGAGAAACAGGAAGCGGATTGCCTTACTCGCAAGGCTTGATGGGGAGTTCGAGCCCGCCAGCGTCAGATACATTCCATCAAACTGCAATTCCTGCAACTGCGAGTTCTCATCAAACCTCTTTCGGAGTTCCGGTGCTGCCTTGAACATCGGCTGCAGTCTGTTCTCCGATATGGATTTGGCGAGCGTATCTGTCGGGTATACGATCATGGTAGGCGCAGGGTCCTGTTGAACGATGTATCCTACCATGTTCTGGAGGCACTCTGTTCCACCTACCTGTGTAGGCTTCACGTAGACGATTTCCTCTGTCTCATAATTGTTGAACTCATCCATGATGCCTTTAAGGTATGGGGTGTGTTCTGTCCGCCATGGTCCCGGCATTGCAGAGGTCTTGGCATCCAGTACCCTGTACTTGTCTGCCCACTCCGATACCGTGATGTCCTCTGGTGGCTGTAGGAACTTTAAGGCTTCCTTCTGGTATTCTGTGACCTCGTATCTACGATACGGATTTCTTGCCACGCTTTTTCTTTTCCATTTCTTCCGGTGTGCAGCCTGCCACCACAAAGCTGTTTAATAACCGGATGATTTCTGCGTTCAGATCCTTTTCTATCGAGCGAATCTCCATCGGGTCGCAGTGACCGCTGATTCTGCCGGATAGTCGGCTCGGCAGGGATAATGCAAACTTTTTGAATGAAACAAAAAATCGGCTATAGTCCATCTTCACTTCCTCGATGTCGATGTACTTACCCGATGCGATCTCTGTCTTTAATCTATGCATTTCTCCCTGGGATTCCTTGAGGGCGATCTCTGCCTGCAGTTTCTGTTCCCTCAGTTCGGCTTCCTTTTCGGACTTGCTTTTTCCGTATGCCTTGTCTGAAAGGTATTTGACATACCTCTGAATGGTAGGTGCTAATTCATACCGATTCCCCTCTTTGGTCTTGGTTGTTGATATGATGCCCTCTTGAGTAAGCTGCTGCACCCTTCGCACCGTTACTCCGAACAGAGAAGCGATGACCTCTACACGGTAGAAGCCGCCCTGCTGTTCCTCTGCCATTCTACTTTACATCCTCTGCCGGGATTCGGACTGCCTGCTGCCCGGTGTAATCTTCCCACCGTTTCACGATCACATCACAGAATCTCTCATCCAGTTCCATGATGAATGCCGTCCTTCCCAGTTGCTCTGCGGCCATGAGGGTGCTGCCGCTTCCACCGAACAGATCCAGTACATTCCATCCGGACTTACTGGAATTGGTTATGAATTTTCCGACCAGTGCGATTGGCTTCATGGTCGGGTGTATGTCATTCCTTGTCGGTTTGTTCTCGTAAATAACAGAGGTCTGATCTCTGTTTTTCCTGCGAAGTTCTTCCAGATATGCCACAAGTTCGTTTTTCTTCATGGCACTGAAATCTATATCATCTTCCAGAATGACGGTATCCTGTGTCCTGTCATTGATGAAGTAATGCGCCGCACCCTCTTTCCATCCATACAGACACGGTTCGTGTCTCCACTGGTAGTCCTGTCTGCCGAGGACGAATGCGTTCTTTTCCCAGATTAAGCACTGGGCGAGTTTCAGTCCTGCGTCAAGGAATGCCTGTCTGAATATGTGCCCGGTACTCTCTGCGTGGAATACATAGATTGCTGCCCCGGCTCTCATAAATTCATAGGCACTCTGATAGGTTGCCAGTAAGAACGAATAGAAACTCTGGTTGTCCATATTATCGTTCTTGATGTGATTGATGTTGCGGTGTCCTTTGGCAGGGAGGTACTCATCGAGCATCTCTGCCTTGTCTCCGTAGTTGACATTGTATGGCGGATCAGTGACGACAAGGTCTGCGATTTCTCCATTCATCAGAACCGCCATGTCATCCTGCGATGTACTGTCTCCGCACATGAGCCTGTGTCTGCCCAGTAGCCACACATCTCCGAGTTTGGTTACTGGTTCGGCTTCTGCCTGCTCCAGTGCTTCGTCCTCATTGAAGTCATCGTCCACTGCTTCCGGCTCGATAGCGAGTTTGTCCACCAGTTCCGTGAGGTCGTTCTGCTCGAAGCCTGTCAGTGATATGTCGTAATCTCCGAGGTCGAGGTCAAGCAGGAGGTCTTTCAACTTCACTTCATCCCATTCGCCTGTAATCTTATTCAGTGCGATGTTCAGAGCCTTCTCTCTCTGCTTGTCCAGAGCCACCACGACCACGTCCACTTCCTGGTATCCGAGGTCTTTGAGGACGGTTGCCCTCTGATGGCCGCCTATGATAGTTCCATCCTCGTTTATGATGATGGGGTCAACGTATCCGAATTCTTCAATGCTCCGCCTTATTTTCTGGTATTCCGCATCGTCCGGGGTCAGTGCTTTTCTTGGATTGTATTCTGCTGCCTTTAAGTCAGCCAGTTTCCTGCGTTCAGTTCTCAGTTTCTGGTCCATTTCCAAGCCTCCTTCCCGCTTTGCGTAACGAAATGGTTAAAAATTTTTTTTATTTTATCGGCAAAAAAGCCGCGCCTTCCTCGCCCCGCATTGCATTTTGGGTCTGGGTAGTACCTACGGCGATGCCGTGCCCCGCCTGCACGCAAAAGAGGACACAGCGCAGGCTCTGATGCCTTGTGCCATGTCCTCTCTGAGGGGAGCAAGTGGAGTGGTTGGGTGTGACCGTGTGGTCTGTCCCCTTGTGCTCCACGCTACTACTATAGCACACCTCGATGTACTCTTGTGTACTCTCTTGTGCTTTCTTCTGTGTGCTGTGATTCTGTGTGGTGCTGTGCCCCTGTCCTGTGGTGTGCCCTGTGCCTTGCCTGCCCTGCCTGTGGTGTGGCTGCGTGGTGCTGTGGCTGTGGTGTGTGGGTGCGTCCTGCCATCTGCTCTCCCCGCCCTCTGTGGGTGTGTGCTACGGTGTACCCCTGTACCCCTGTGCTTTTCCTGTCTTTTTTCTGGGCATAATACCTGCCCCATATATGGGGGGGGGTCTATATGCGGGCCTTATACGCTCCCTATATACGTGCCCTATTTTTTAAGGCTTGCTATTTATGATCCGCTCTGTACACACAGTAAAAGCCGGCCCTTGGATTCCGAATGTGGATTTCCAAAAGTCGGCTTGAATTTTCGATGTTCTGTTTTTTCTTTTGTGGAATTTTCCCGGTAAAATTTCCAGCTTGATATTTCCGTGATTATTTTTACTGATTTTTTCTACGTTCTATACTGCGTGGATCTGAAAAAGTCGCCAAGATATACCCGATGATTTCATTCTGGACATGGTTCGTAAATACAAAATATCCACGATGAAATTCCAATAGTCCTTCTTTGGATAATTCGCTTTTAATCTTCTGGGTTATCTTTTCCCATGATCCATCTTCGATGTCTCTCTCTTTATCGTAGTATCCGCCATACATTGCGCTTTCAAAATAGGCGAAGGCTTCATCGCTCAGTCCTGCCAGTTTTCCTGCAAATCCTCGTTTCTGAATGTCTTTGTACATTCCGTACTCCAATGCCAGTTTGTACATATGCACGCATGGCAGCTTGTTTTTCTTATAATCTTCGCAGTCGCATCCTGCCATGGTACAATGATGCACTTCCTTGGTATGTTTGTCTGTCATCGTTCCTTTGAATTTTAGGAAGCCTTTTTCTATCTTGACCTCTCCGATTCTGTCTCCGATGACTGCGTGTTTTAATATCGCCAATTGCGGCCCGTTTTTTGTATCTGTGTAATCTTTCAATCCCATATTGCTCCTCCTTTTAAGGGGTAGAATTTATCATCTGACAATAAGTTATTTTGTCAGTACAATTCTACCCCCCCCTACTCCGAAGTCAAGCAATTTCAAGGCTTTGAGGGTTCTTGGGAGGAGGCGAATTCCTGTAAAATTGACTGTACTTTTTTGTATGTAAGCAGCTTGTCAATTCCTGCGTTGTAGTATTTGTTGCAAGGGGTCCTTGTCATGTTTGCTTCCTTGCACACCTGCTTCCAACTCAAACAGTCAATGTGTCTGTATTCCAGTATGCTCCGTTCCGTGGAGTCCGTTGGTAAAAAATCCATGATCTTCATCACATTCAGCATGGTCTTTGCCATCTCTGCTTTCTGTGATTCGATTCTGTCCTCGATCTCCATTGCACGGATGACCTGCGTTGCCGGTCCGTCTCCTACGCTGTTGGTCTGGCTGCGTGGCACTGGGGAGTATTGCATCCCCTTTGTGCCGAGCATATTTTCTCTGAAAGTACGAAGTCTGGCTTCCAACTGCTTCTTTTTCATCTTGGCATAATAATATTGTCCGAGGTACTGTTTGAGAAGCAGTTTTTGTTCTTCTACCTCATTTGCCATGCTGTCTGGTGTCATAGTTTTCCTTCTTTCTAATCCCTGGGTTTGTCCTCTGCAAGGAAGTATGCTTTTCCGCCGAGTATCCTTACCTGCTTGAGTACCCGGTCTTTGTTCTCCCAGTCTCGTATCTCTACTCCACGCTCCTGCAGGATGTTTATCTGCATTTCTATGGATGAGAGCATTGCCGACACCGGAAGTTGTCTCATTACCTGCGTTGCGTCCGCCAGACTGGAATTCATCCCGAATGGCTTACGCTTTGGTTTACCTTTTGCCACTTTTACCACCTACTTTCATATCTTGGATCGATAAACAGTTCGTCTGGTTGATGTATGTCTTTTAAGTCAGTACTATCAATTCTTACATCGCTACCGTAGTATCCGTTCCATGATCCGCATCCGAATAATCTGATTCTTCCGTCCATTTTTATCTCTCTCATTGTGTATGCTGGCTTATTGCAACACTGCCAGTATGAAATTCTGAAACAATTATCCTTTGTGGCTTCTTTTAAGTGATCCGGTACATTGCTCCAGATTTTGTATCTCTGATTTATCTGTTCAAGCGTTGCACCCTCCCGAAGCATTTCGTTTGCACCATCAATATTCCTGTGCCTTTGTTCATGTTTTGCACTTAGTTCTGCTGTATCAAAAAGGTTTCCGCAATATTCGCACCTATACATCGTGACTTTTTCCATTATTCTCCTCCTCTCTGAAGTTTCATGATCTTCGTTGCGTCTGCCAGGGATGAATTCATCCCGAATGGTTTTCGCTTTTGTTTACCTTTTCCCATGTTTATATCCGTCCTTTCACTGTCGCAACTATGAGAAGCACAAAACCTGCAACCATAGCGATTGGTGTTAAAAGTATGACCAGTGCCGCTCCCCAGGTAGCAAACGCTTCTATGTATCTGGTTTCCTCACAGGTGTCTATTCCGCCACAAGGCTGACACATGACTCCATCGTCATTCATTCCGCCATAGCAAAGTCCATCACATCCGTATTGTTTTTTTCTGCGTTCTCTTGCTTGCGCTTCAGTTTCTTTCTTTTTCATTTCTTGCCACCCGCCATTTCGTGGATTATTGTGCGAACGATATGACCGATTACCTTTGGCTCATCCCAGTCGTCCGGTGTGCTCAATATGCACCCGCATATCTCATGCTCTCCGAACTTCTCCACATTGAATGGGCAGCCATCGCATGAGAGGTGTGTATACTCATGATCCGTTCCTTTGCCTTCGATTTCCTCATGCTCATACTTCCTGCAGATGGTCGCTGCTTCTGTCATGAACTTTGCCCAGTAGAATGCCCATTTTGCATTGATTGCCTTTTTAAATATCTTACTCTGCCTGCTGATTTTCTTTTTCAGTCTCATCCTCTGCCTCCTTTAATCTCTGCCCGCACCATGGACAGTACGGATATAATTCCCTGTCTTTTCTGTATGGATTGATTTTTCTGTATGGATTGATAACGGCTGCGTTTTCGCAGTTTGGGCATACCATCACAATATCTCCGAATGCTGCTTTCTTTATGAGTGGTTTCGGGATGTCTTTCTCGCTGATCGTTCTGTAGCATCTCAGCCTTCTCTTGATGATATTATGATTAAATTCCACACCGCAGCCATTGCCATCCCCGTACCATACTCCGTGCAGGAATGGAATGCCTGCCCATTGCCCGATTTTGTCACACATCACGATTCCGTATGCTTCCTCATCCGGACACCACACTGGCTGTCCTGCCATCTGCCGTAGTTCTTCGGTTGTTAATGGTTTTTCTCCCATTGCTACGCTCCCTTCTGAAGTTCCATGATCTTCGTTGCTAGTGACATTGGTTTATGGTCTTTCTTTGGATACTGCTGATATGTGGCATTGCATACGCTGCTTTTCACATATTCTCTGTAGTATTTGTTCGCCAGTTCTACCGGAATATCCTTGTGCTTTCCGGTTATCGTCAATTTGCTTTTATCATCGTATTCTATGAAAATCTTCCACATGGTTTGCCTACCTCTTGCTTTCAAAATCTGGACATTCTTCTCCATCATCGTACTCCGTATCACATCCGTATGCGTCTGCCATGAAGTTATCGCAGTGCCATCCGCTCAGATGTCCTGTTTCCCATGATGGTCTGTGGTGCAGGCAGTTTCCGCAGCAACACTTTTCATCATCGTTCATCTTCCGCTCACTCCCTTCTTTAAAGCGCACATGGTGCAGAGTCCTTTTGCTCCCTGCGCCTTGGCTACTTCTGCCAGTGGCAGTTCCCAACACTGTGCACCGCACTCCGGGCACTTGGTCAGCTTCCAGTCCTTGCGTCCTGTCGGCACATTTACCTTCAGCGGCATACAGTAATATCCGCCACGGTCAGTTGCTTTTCTCGGTTCGATTGCTACTCTCATTCTGTTTGCTCCCTTGCTATTTCTGTGTCAGTTCCGGCAGCAGGATTTCTGCTACTTCCTTTTCCGAAGTGACTACCCATGCTCTGCCACCTGCTCTGCGGATCTGTTTTATCGTCTGCTCCTGTATTTTGCTTAGTACCCCAATGAATGGCCGCTTGACCTCAAATCCGTAATACCTGCCATTGATGATGCAGGTAATGTCCGGGATTCCCTGTCTGGAGTACGGGCCGGCTGCTTCTTTCCATGCGATGGCATTTGGTGCGTTATCCTTTATCCAGTCGAGGATTTTCTTCTGGAAGTAGCTTTCCTTTGGCATCTTCTCACGGATGAATTTGTCGGCCGCTTCTCTTGTGTTTATACCCTTGTTATGCTTTATGGTGTAGTCCTGCAGTTCCTCGTAGGTTCTGAAGGATGTATAATCCAGTTTTCCGCCACGCATTACATGGCGGATTGCTTCCTCTGCTGTTGGGTCTGGATACCCTTCTGCGTTCTTTGCTGTCATCGTCTGCCTCCTTAAAATCTGGCGGACACTCTCCCTGTGATATGGAGTTTTCCGTTTTTCTCTATTGCATTGAAGTATCGGTGTCCTTTTGCCACCTCTGCCGCCAGTTCGTCTGTGAGTGTGACGATTCTGCGGTAATTGCCGCCCTTGGTTGTGATAAGTGCTCTTTCTTTATCCCACACTGGCTGATTGTTTTCTCCCATGACGACTTTCTCTACTCCATCTTCCACTGCCAGTTTCGGTACTGCTTCAATCTTGATGATCATGTCTCTCCATCTCCTTTTCGATTTCTTCTTTATGTTCCTCGTAAACCCTGCACTCAGTACAGGGTTTTTCCGGCTCTACGCATTTGTCCGAAAGAATGATACAAAACCACGGCAGGCTTCCTTTGCGCTGCTTCTTGGCTCTGGCTCGCTCTCTCATCTGGGACAGCAGTTCCATCATGCTCATACTGGTGTCGCCTCCTCAAATACCGGGGCGGTTGCCTCCTGCATGGTCGGCTGATCTGCGTATTCCGCTGATCCGTTGTCTGCGTATGCCAGTTTGTTTCCCTCGTTGGCTTCCATGAAGTGGCTTGCCTGTGTGTCTGCGGAATGCAGTGCCCAGATCATTGGATACTTGTCGATAGCATTGTTGAATGATAAGGTGTCGGCTTCGGTGTACCCCATGTGCCATCTGATGGCATATCGTTCCACTGGCTGAAGCTTCATGTATTCCTCGATCATCATTACCGACTTTTCTCCGTGTCCGTATGGAATCTTGTCATCCACTGCGAATGCTTCATACTGCTCCCACTTTCCACCTACCTTGCGGTTTCTGATTTCTGTTGTGTAGAAGTAGGTCTTGCAGATGTCATGGAGCAGTGCCATGATGATCACATTTTCCTCTGTCACTCTGGCTGCCGGAACTCCTGCGACCTCGTATGAGTATGTGCCGTCATCGTTCTTTGTGAGGTTCGCCCTCAGTGCATCCAGTACATTGAGTGAGTGCTGCAGCAGTCCGCCTGTCACTGAAAGGTGGAATCTGGTACTTGCAGGTGCTGCGTACATATCACTCTTTCTGATAAATGCCATCAGCTTGTCCACTCCGTCTCTTGTTACCTTTGCCATCTCTGCTTCAAATCTGTTGATGTTTGCCTGTCTGTTATCCATTGTCTTGCTCCTCCTTATTCTTTAATCCCTCAGCCAGAATGTGGCACGCTCCGGCTGTGATGATCATTCTCTGTTCTGATTCCCACTCTGGTTTCTTCTCCCAGATATTCTGTTCCTGGTCTACAAGGAACTCTTTTGTCAGATCGTTATAAATCTTCGGTGGCGGTCCGTCCTCATCGAAGCACTCCGGTGCTGCGTATAAGCAACAGTGTTGTTGCCAGTAAGGTATCCACAGATTCCAGACTGCTATTCTGATTTCTTCCACCACCTGTAGAAATTTCTCGACACTGTATTCCTTGTAGAGTGTCCTGCCGAGTTCCTTGCCTGTTCCGGCTCTCCGTTTTTCCTCAAGCATTTCCTGTATCTGCTTTATGAGAACCTGTCCGGCATCATCGTTTTTTATAACGATGTCCTGTCTGATTCTCCTGCCGGAGATCTGATCCGCTACTTCCTTGATGCTATCCTTTAGTTCCCGGTACGGTTTCTTGTACTTGGTCTTTAGGAGTTCCTCTGGCACATTCTCGTCATTCTTTTTCAGTGTCTCCAGTAGCGATTTCAGCTTTTCTTCATCCTTTTGGATGCTTTCATCTTCCATTCGCACCACCCTTTCTGTCTCCGAACACCTAATGCTCCATTTTTCTACCGCACACCTACGTGTTCATTTAGGTGTGCGGTGTGAAACCCTTGATTTTACTGGCTTTATCGGGGTTACTAAACACCTAACACCTAATTTTTGAAATACACCATGTTTTTTTAGTGATTTCTGTGACTAACCTTTCATGCAGTCACACAATTTTCCGTAAATACAATAAAAATAGTGATTTAGGTGTTTTAGGTGTTTAGATGTTATTAAAAGCCTTGATTTTACTGGGTTTTTTACTAAACACCTAACCGAACACCTAACTAAACACCTAATTTTAGGTGTGCGGTTTTTTAAGGTTTTTTATAACTTTTTAGCGATTTTGGTCACATAATTTCCAGTCACACAATTTTTTCTGCTCCATGGTTTTTGTGACTAAATCGCAAATTCTGTGACTAATTGAACGGCAGCTTATCTGCTTCCTCATCGGGTATGGTCTGCCATCCGTCATTTGTTCCCGGCAGACTCATCTGCTGCGGTTTCATCTGCTCTGCGATTTCTTCCTCCTCCAGTAACGGGTCTTTTTCCTCTGCGAGGTCGCCCAGGTGGAATTCCACGAAGCGACAGTTTCGGTTGTTGAACCATTTTGTCACTGAGTTCTTGGTGCTGCCGTCTTTAAGGACTGATACTCCGATCAGACCCTTATCTGCGAGGTATTTCAGTGTCTTTCTGGATGAGTACCCTGCTTTCGTGAGTGCCTGCGTCAGCATGGATGGGAAGATGTATGCGTTCTTGTTCTGGATCATACCAAGGCACGTTCCGAAGGCTTTCTCCCCGAAGCTGTCCTTGTTTGACAGTATCCAGTCCACGATGTACTGCGTGGCATTCTCGTTTACATCTCCGGTGTCTGCGTTCATCTGCTCCTGCAGGATGTTCCTTGCCATCTCTTTGGCTCTTTCCCATGATTCCGGGTCGATTTGCAGGTTTTCCGTGTTTGTTTTGGCTGATTCCGTATCAAATTCTCCATTTTCGTACCGTTTCAGCCATTCTCCGTTATTAAATACCCATGTGTCGATGATTGCGTCTGCCAGTGCCACCGCTGCGATGCCTGCTATGTGTGATCCGCTCTTTCCTTTGCTGATCTGGTATACATACTGCATCATTTCATCGTATTTCTCCGTGATGCTTCTCTCGTCTGTGTGCAGGAGCATTCCGATGTAAGCCGGTCCCGCCCATCCGCAGTTCATTCCAGACTGCTGATGCATGACGGAGGCTTCCCTCTCATCGTCAAATGGTCCGCCGTATATTTCAAGCACACGGGTGCTTACACCTGTCTGCGATGTTTCTGTTGATAGTGGTTCTTCTCCGGTTGCCAGTGCCACGGTTCTCCATGTCTGTGTTGCCTGGATGCCACCGCTCTTTGCACCTCGTATCTTTCCTGTACCACTGGCGATCATGTACACGATTTTCTCCAGTGAGTTCTGGTTATTTCCTGCCAACTGTCGCTCATCAATTCCGAGCGGAAGGTCGCAGTAAAAGGATGCGGTTCTCTCCAAGCCTACCTGCGTTGCATTAAAATTTACCATCAGTCTTTCCGGGTCGCCCCATACGGAGAGTGCTGCCTTAAGTGCTGCGGTCTTTCCGCCTTTTGAACCGCCCCAGTTGTACACGAAGAATATTCGCTGCTTTATGATCCGCAGGAGCGGTGCTGTGAAACTGGCCGCCAGTATGAACCGGAACTTGTCTCTGCTTCGGTGTGGCTTTATCATTTTGAGCCAGTCCGCCATTGTTCCGTTCTGGCAGTATGCCGCTGCCATGCCCCTCTGCGATGGGTCAATGTCCAGAACAATGTCCTTGTCATGCCCTGGCACGAACCGCTTTCCGGATTGCCATCCGAATGTACTTGTGGAGTCTGCTTTCTTTATGATGTCTATGTTCTCGGCTTCCAGTGCCGCCAAGAATTTTACGATGTGCTTTGCATTCTCCGATGTGACGGTGCATCCTAAGTCTGCCAGTGCTGTGATGGCTCTGGATGTGAAGATGGTACTTCGTGGGTAGATTGCCTTGTGCCACTGCCCATCCCTCTTGAATGCTACCTCTATCTTTTCCTCTCCTGTTTCCATGCTCCGCAGTCGCTGCGTGATAATGATCGGGGTTCTGCATACCATGACTGGTGCGTACTTCTTTTCATCGATCACGCTGATTCCTTTTTCTGAATAAATCCAACCTTCCGGCTGCCTTAAGTTCACAGGTGCTCCCTCGACTGCTTCTGGGATGTTATCTTCCTCGATGTCTATCTGCTCTGCGTTGCTGATTGCTTTTCGGATCTTCTCGGCCGCTTCCTCTTTGCCATACTTCATATAAACTTCCGATGGGTCCTTGCATCCGAGTGTCCGACAGCTCCATTTGTATACTTCTCCTACGAACTTTCCTTCCCGGAGTGCCCTTGTGACTTTGGCGAGGAATGCTTCCCCGCCTTTGTCCGGCTCTACATGGATGTAAAGTTTCAAATCCTGCAGGACTCCTGCCCAGTCTGCCCGCATCATGGACGCTCCCGGTATTCCGAGTGTGCTGATTCCCATGTACCACATGGACTGGGAATCGCTCTCGCCCTCGACCAGTACTGCATATCCGATATTCCTTATGGCTTCTATCTGCCATAATCCATACATACACAGCCTGTCTGTCTTTCCATATTCCCACCGGAACTGCTTTCCGCCGTATCTCTTACGGTGCAGTGCCAGATTTCTTTCTGCATCAAAGTATGGTATGTATAAATACTGGACTCCGTTTCGGTCTTTCTTTGTCTGCAGGCAGCATTGTTCTTTCAGCCAGTCCTCTGGGAGACGCTTCTCGAATGAATACTGGGACACGGTGTAGTGATCCAGTCCTGGTTTCTTCTCTTTTGGTTTCTCCTGCGGCTCATTCAATGCTCCATACTTTTCCAGTATCTGCTTATAGGCTTCCTTGGTATCCAGTCCATTCAGCTTTGCATAAAATGTGACGAAGTTTCCGCCCTCATCCTCTGCGAAGCAGTGCCACATTCCGGTCTTTAAGTCTACCGAGAATGAATTTGCACGGTCGTCATGGAACGGACACAGACCTGTGAGGTTGTCGCCTGTGATCTTGTGCTTTTTGATAACGGAGCAGTATTCAGTTTTATAATCTACCAGACGGTCTAAATCGACCTCCGCTGCCTGCTGCATATTATCGCTCCAATCTACTAAGTATTACCTGTTCCAGTCCAAGTCTTGTGAAATTGATTGACTTGCCCTGCATCATGAGTTTGTTCGTCATGTAGTCGATTTCCTCATTCATTCCCTCGCTGATCACATTGTCCACGGTCACTACGAGGAATTCTTTGCACTGCATCATCAGACGCTTGCCTGCTTCCATTCCGAAGTATCTCTCCTCGGCGATGGAGTCATCCATAAATCGTGGGAAGTAAAGATGTGGTGCAATCGGTATCTTTCCTTCACTGACTACCTTGTTTGCTGCCCACTTCGCCACTCTGATGTTTTCTTCCAGTTCCTCTCTGGTATCTGCCCTGTATCTGCTGCAGATATAGCACATCGGCATGAGTGCCGGATTTCTATTCTGTAACTCTCCCGGATAGCACTGTCCTGCGTACTTCCATGGCGAGTATCTGTTCTCTTTGTATATGGTGTCATAGATTGGCAGATTGCCTACGATGTCTGCGACCTCGCCCATCTGGATCATAGTATCCGTCTGATTGCCTGCGTTCTCTCTAAAGTTGTAAACCATAGCCGCTTCCACGATGTCTCCCGGCATTAAGCATTCGTCATCGTATCTGCCGGTCCAGTTATCAAATAATATCTGCATACTGTGCCTCCTTTGGATAATGCCAGGAGCGTTTCCGCTCCCGGCTTAGTCTGCCTTAGTTGAACGGCAGGTTTGCGTCTCCGTCCACACTCTGGAAGTCTGCTGCATCCACGGCGGCTCCGGTGTTGTAGTCTGCTTCATCAATATCCGGGATATTGTCCGCCTGTGCCTTGATCATCTCTACCATTGCCTTTGTCTCGGCTCTCTGTTCGTCCGTCAGCTTACTCACAAATGCGAAGGCTGCTCTGGAATATGTAATGCCGTCTGCTGACTTTTCCTTTTTCAGTGTGATCTTAGTTACGGCATCGTAGCAGCGGAGTCCTTTGAGGAGGATTCGCTTGCCGATGTAATCTCTGATGTATTTCAGAGAGGTTGGCGGTAATGCGAGGATAATCGGTACAGGGTTGCCTTCCTGTAGGATGTAACATCTGTGAATGTTCTTGCAGGCTTTTCCAGATCCGTTCTTTCCGCTTCCGAACTGGTTATGCGGACACTTGCTGCAATCATGGATTTCCCCAGTCTCACGCTCCACTCCCTGCTTTCCGTCATGGCTTGAGCAGTCCGGCTGAACATTTCCGCCTGCGTACTCCTCCTTCCAGTATGCATTTACCGGGTGATGATGGATAAGAACTCCGGTAAGGTCTGTACTCATCACAGGCTCATCCTCGGTCTCTCCCGGCAGTTCAAATGCCAGACCGCCACCGCTTGGAATCTTTGCTCTCTCAAATGGAAGAGTGCCGAGACCATCCAGTTCTTCTGCTACCTTCAGTTCTCCGGTCAGCGTGACCAGATTGAAATTCTTTTCTGTTGTTGCTACCTCATTCTTTGCCATGTCTTATTCCTCCATTTCCTCTGCATCTTCTTTGTTATTGTCTGCTTCCTCGAAGCCATCATCCTCTGACGCTCCTGCTTCCTGCTCGTCCATGTATTCTTCCATCGGTGTCGGCTTTCCGCTCTCTCCGTAGTAGAGGTCGTCCATGATCCTCTGTGCCTGCGCTGCCAGTTTGATGGACTCCACAGCTACCTCGACCGCAGAATTGTAAAGACTGCCGATTACATTGAGGACATCGCCGTCTCCATTCGGCAGGAGTTTTAAGAGGTCATCCATATCTGTCTTGGTGGATTTCATCTTGCCCTGCAGGGACGCATATCCCTCTGCTGCGATGCCGTATCCCTCATGGCGGTTCTTTACCTTGGTCGGGTGCTGATACTCCATAATCTGCCCCAGTGCGAACTTGGCAGTCGCCTGCATATTCTCTTTAAGGTCACGGTCACTTTCCAGTGTGATGTCAATTTCCATCTGTTCGTAGTCCATCTTTATACCTCCTGTGCTTTCTTTGCTCTGTTCAGAGCCTTGGTGTTGGCTTTTCTCTTGGATACCTTAAGTTCCGAATAAACGGAGAGTACCTCTGCCATTTCTTCCGGCAGTTCTCCATCGTTCTCGGCCGCCAGATTGTTCATCGCAGAGTCGAGGGTTCGTGGATCTACTCTTTCCGTGATGAGGTGTCCGAATCCCTGCTCTCTCAAGACATCGAAGAATACCAGACCTTTTTCCATCAGCTTTTCTTCTGAAATCTTGGAGTATCTCGTTCTCTCCTGCAGGCTGTACTTGAAGCCATCCACCGTAGTATCCGGCTTTTCCTCATCCACCATCTGCTGTGCGATTTCCTGTTCGAGGTTTTTGAGTTCCTCATTGTTTGCCTTGGTCTGCTCTGCTAATTCATCTTTCTTGTCGAGCAGTACCTTGAAGGCTCTGACCTTGTCGTCTAATGTTGTGACTGTTTCCATGTTGTTGCTCCTCCTTTGGTTTTATAATTCATTTCCCCACTGGTCCCAACCGTCACGCTCCGCTCTTGCGAAGAGTTCCAGTTTCTTTGCCTGTGGGAAGAATGTTTCTAACATCTGATAGGCACATTCCGGCTTCTGGCTGTGATGCCGTTTGCTGTTCTCTCTGAGTACCGTGGAAAATGCTCCACGCTTGTCCTTGTCCGGGAGGATGATATTTCCCTTCTTGTAGAACCAGAGTAGGTACTCATGTGCGAAGCGCACCGTGTAGGCGGGTGCCGGTCCGTTACCCTTATCCCATATCAGCCTTGCGTGGAGTTTATATCCAAGCAGGCTCATGATTTCCTCTGTCTGCGGCAGGTACTTGTCTATCGTCCACATGAATACATTGTGCTTTTCATTCATGAGTTCGTTTGTGACATAGCGGTGCAGTTCCATAATTCCGGGGACGTCCATTGTCTCGTATGGTACTGTTGTTCCGGTGCTGTTCGGTCTGGCCGCTTTCTTTCCGCCCCTGCCTTGCTGCCACGGTGGGTCCGTGTAGAGGATGTCGTATTTTTCTTCTGCGTTGAAAATATCAATCTTCATAGCCATCCCTCATTTCCAACCCAAGTTTTACATAGTGAAATCTCATTTTATCCATGGTTTCTTCCACTTCCTTTTTTGAGATTGCACCAATTGATTCCATGAGTTGGAGATCGTGTTCGGCTTCCCTGTATGCTTTATTCAGTTGCCATAATCTTTTGTTATTGGCAGAACTGACTTTCTGAATACAATTCAGTTAGAAATAATCCCTCCACGTATCCACGACTGTTTTTGCCAGATCCTCTTTCTTCGCCAGTGCTTTCAGCACCACTTCGTCTATCGTTCCCTCTGTGATGAGGTGGATATAAGTGCAGGCATTCTTCTGCCCGATACGGTGGATTCTGGCAAGGCTCTGACTATATGCTGCATAGTTGAAGTTGACCGAATAATACACACAGGTGTCTGCGGCCGTGAGTGTGATTCCCAGTCCTGCAGTATCGATCTGTGCGAGGAATACCATCGTTTCCGGGTTCGTCTGGAAGTCCTTGACGATGTCGCCCCTGTCCTCCAGTTTCACATCTCCATAGATTTCTCCGTAGCGGAGTTTCTTCTTTTTCAGCATCTGCCCGATGATGTCTATCTCCGGTCTGAAACGTGCGAAGATTACCAGTTTCTTTCCTGCGTCCACCACATAATCGTCCACGATTTCTTCCAGTGCGTTCAGTTTGCCCTTGCTGACCAGTTCCGGCTTTTCCTCGCCGTCTGCCACTAAAAATCCGCCAGTGAATTGCTGAAGGCGAAGCAGCTTTGTCAGCACGGTCGTTGCGCTGATCTGCCCACCGCTTTCCAGTTCTGCGAAACTCTCACGCTTGATGCGGTCGTAGATGTTCTTTTCCTTTGCTGACATCGTTATGTATCTCTGCAGGAATGTCTGCTCCGGCAGGTCGAGTGCTTCGTCCTTGGTCACTCGGTATGCGATGGAGTGCTCTTTCTGGATTAACTGGTCGAGGTCTTTGTATCCCACGATCTGGTGTCTGTTAAATCCACCCATGATGGCATATCTGTTTCGGAACTGATAGAAGTTCGTTCCGAAGATTGTCGGGTCAAGGAAGCGGTACTGGCTATACAGGTCGATTGCATTATTCTGTACCGGAGTTCCGGACAGGATAAGTTTGTACTTTGCCTGGTCGCCCAGTTTGTGCATTGCCTTGGACTGCTCTGCATCGTGACTCTTGATTCTCTGGCTCTCATCGCAGATGATCATGTCTGCGTTCCATTCATACAGTGCGTCAAAGATGCCTTCTCTCCATGTGGATTCGTAATTGATAACGGCTACCTTTAATGCCTTGAATGGGAAGTTGTCGAGATCGTTTAACAGCTTCAGCCTGCGGTTCTTGTCTCCGAGCAGTACCTTGATGTTTGCCTTGAAGTCTGCAAATTCTGCGAAGTCCTTGGGCCATACGGAGCAGACGGAGGTCGGTGCTACCACCAGTACCTTTTCCACCTTACCCATCTGGTAAGCCGTGCCTGCTATCATGATTGCTGTTAGCGTCTTTCCGCATCCCATTTCAAAAAGCAGACCGAAGCCTTTATGCGTTTCTGCCATTGGTTTTTACCTCCTTCCTGTGATTTTCTTTTGCTTTGCGGTGCTCCAAATCTCGCACCATCCTGTTCCAACCTGCCTCCTGCTGCTTGGTTGCTGCGGGGTTGCGACAGGATATGTAATCTCTGTTATTTCTACTCATCTGTATCCTCCCTGCTTAGTATCATGGCGATACCTTCCATCACAAACATTGCACACGGAAGTGCTATGCCGTTGCCCCACATCTTATATTTGGCTGAGTCGCTCTCCGGGTCTTTCAGCCATTTGCAGATCTGGTTGTCTGTCTTTTCCTTTTTGCTCTCGCCCATGGCTTCCATCTGCGTTCGGAACACCTCTCGCCAGTGATCGATATCTTCCTGCGTTGGCTCTGTTATCCCCAGTTCCTCTGCCCAGTTATCTGGGAAACCTTGCAGTCTGCAGCATTCCAATGGTGTGAGCCTGCGGATGATGTACTCCCAGAGAATGAGGTCGGTGCTGTCCTTATAATCCCTGCGTTTCAGACAGGAGGCTTTCTCCGATTCCTCATATTCCCCGATTGCTTGTTGTGCGAAGCAGGCTACTCCGTGCCTGTCTGCGGCCGTGAGTGTGTTGGCAGGTGCTCCCGGTTCTCCGATACCAAGTCCATTGGCAGAGCCGTCATTGTTTCTGGTATCTCCGCCGCCCTTGTATCGGGTCGCCTTATCTGCTATCGGGATTGGGTCGAATAAGGTCTGTGTGTTGTGTGTACTGAGCGTTGCGCTCTTATCTGTCTGCATCAATGCTCCCTTACCTCCTCCCTCACATCCGCTTCTGATCTGCAATGTGATTGGCTGAGGATGAGTGGTACATTGCCCCCCCCCC